GTGTTGGTTACGCCGATATTGCTAAGCGAAAGACCCTCATGAGTCGAGCCCGTGGTGGGTTCGTTCCCAGCTTATACATCGAACCCTTCGGGGGCGTGCAGGTAGAAATGTTGCTGTCAGGTACACCTACGATCACCACAGACTGGGGTTGCTTCACCGAGAACAACCTACACGGAAAGACTGGTTATCGATGCAAGACCTTCGAGCAGTTCGTGTGGGCGACAAAGAACATTGGTAACATCGATCCATGGGCTTGTCGAGCTTGGGGTAAGAACTACAGCCTAGAGAAAGTCGCGCCGATGTACGAGGAATACTTTCAGTCTATATCTAATATCTACGGTAAAGACGGATGGTATGAACCAAATCCAAACAGAAATAACCTTGAATGGTTATCTAAGTATTATCCACAATTACAACAAGGTATATTATGAATTTTAGTGACTCAGTATGGCAAATGATGGTTTCTATATTATCAGATTCTGAAATCTATGATATTGACGTAGAGTCTTGTGACTACGTGGAGCAGCTTCTGAGAGACCAAGGGCACGTGATCAATAGTTGACAAGAACAGTCAACTACTGTGTACAACAATTCGTGATTTTGATAAGATCTATCTATCAAATCAACACAGCAAGGAAAAAGCATGTCTAAGCTCTTCATCACTACCCAAGTTTACGAAAACTACGGCGCCCACACCCATGACGGCAAGGGCGAATGCCCTCAGCACTGGAAGGCCAAGGGTAGCGGTGAGTACGTCATCAACAACTTCAAGGACTTCAATAAAGTCACTGAAGTCGTGATGGCTCTTCGTGCTCAGATCGAGTCCAATGATGACTTCTTCCGTGAGACCATCATCAACTATGAGGTCGTCGCCAATGACTTCCTTACCGAGTTCGAGAAGAGTCAACTCGAGTACGAAGGCAAGATCATCTACTCTCCCAAAGTGTTGGCTTGGTAATGGCGAAGCAGTTCGCCTTGACGGCGATCATCTACGACAAGAAGGGACGTGTCCTTAGCGTTGGCCAGAATAGCTACGTAAAGACACATCCTCTTCAGAAGATGTACGCCGCACGGTTGAAGGAACCCTACAAAGAATTCCTTCACGCTGAGATCGCAGCAATCATCAAATGTCCGGACCTAAACAAGGCGCACAAGATCGCCATCTTTAGGTTCACTGCAGATGGGGAACCAGCACCGTCCCATCCATGCATCATCTGTCAGAGTGCTATCCAAGCATCAGGAATATCAGAGGTTTCATACACATGAAGACTACGCCAACCATCATCGCAAATCGCATCAAGACTCCAGACGGCACGATCGTCGAGAGTCGACATCGACACGACTATAGTTGTCACACCGACGCGAACGGCTTTCGCTATTGTGTTGATGGTGGACCTGAGTACCTGAGACGTACCTTTGACAAAGATGCACCTCCTGCAGAAGACGTCTCTGTGTACTCAGATGATCCACATGATATGATTCGTGAGGTCATGCGATGGGGTACACGTGGTATCGATGGTTCTGAACCTTTGAAGTACATCCCCTTGAAGGACATGACTTCAGCACACATTCAGAATTGTCTGGACACGCAGTACAGAATGCTCCCGGCGTATCGGGTAGCGATGCAGAATGAACTCAACCATAGGAAGGTGACTTGGTAATGGCGATTCCCGCACTGTTTAAGGCTAAGGTAGAAGTCAGCGATGAGATCTCATTACTGAAGAACGGACCTACGTATCAACCTATCACGATCGAGTACGATCAGTTTTGTAGCTTAAGGGTGGACCTAGCCCACCTGACGCGTAAGGACATGTTCGCGCTCGTGGTGGAGAGGGTTGGTCCTGGAGACACAGTCGAGTCACGCTCTGAGTTCTACTTCAACAAGACTCAGATGCGGGACCTAGTTCAATATATTAATGGAGAAACAAATGGAAAAATCTAAACTGCTAGAATCGCTGAGCGAGGGTCGCGTGACCGTGCTCTTCACCAAGAAGGACGGGACCGATCGTACCATGATCTGTACCCGCAACATCGATATGATCGACGAGGAGTATCATCCCAAGGGAACAATGACAGAATCAGGCGACAATATCCGTGCCTTCGACCTAGAGAACAACGGATGGCGCAGTTTTAACTTTGACACAGTGAAGGAAGTACTATGACTATGATCTCCAGCCCCGCCGATCGCAAGAAGATAAAGACCATGATCTCTGAGATCTCCGACTCCTATACCCGCATCGCAGCCGAACGCGACCTGGTCAAGGAGACCATCGCTGAGATGTCCAAGGAGTTCGAGTTGCCCAAGAAGACCCTGAACAAGATGGCCAAGACCTACTACAAGCAGTCCTTCCTCAAGGAGCAGCAGGACCAGGAAGACTTCGAGTTGCTCTACACCAACATCGTGGACAATCAAGCCGCCGCGGGCAACTAGCCCTCCAGAAAAGTCCATATAAATCAACAACTTAGAGCGGCCTAATAGTGCCAGAATGCCTATAATCCCTAGAAGGGGTAGATCCCCACTTTCTGGTCTTCTATGACACCTGGTGCACTTGGAGTAGTTGACTAAAACGGTCAACTACTAGCGTAGCCTGTGTACAACAATTCGGCATTTAGGTATAATGGTTCTATCAAATCGAGAAAGCGATACACATGGCTGAAAAGTTGACACCCCGCGAAAAGCGATCGCTCAAGCAGCGCGAAGCTGCTGAGCGCGCTGAAGCGGTCTTTGGCACGGGCAAGGGTTCTGCGGAACCCAAGATCAATGTGCTGACCTACGACATCGACCTCCTGAAGGCCCTCAACTACTACAACTCGGCCTTCGACAACAAGGCCAAGCGTAAGTGGACGATGGCCTACGTTGGTAAGTCTGCAGCCGCTGACTTCGAGGTCTTGGCAGACTGGCGCTTCAGTTCAGTTGGTAGCATTATCAGGTTGCTACAACGAGGTGTGTACCCTGATCCTAAGGAACAGGGTTTCATAACGACAGAGCTCACGGCCCTTCGTGAAGTGGCAGCTTCTGAGCGCCTTGCGATCTCTAAGGTGGTTGCTAAGATCAAGCCCTCGGCGCCGGTCATTGACCGAGTCGCTGAGGAAGCTTCTACGCACATCGCTGAGATCAATGGTATGTTAGACGAGTTTGTGTTGAATGATGTTGAACCAGACCTAGTAGCTTACCTCAAGGCTAACGCCGTGAGTCCTAGGGCTGCTAAGTTGATCCCTATAGCATTCGCCAACACAACACTTGAGCTTGAAGAAGCTCTTGCAGGTGAAGACAAGCAACTGGTTGAAGGGTACTCTAACTTCAAGAAGGCCAAGCTCAAGAAGCTCCTGAAGCTCTACCAAAGCGTCAGCGAAGCAGCTCAACAACAGGTGGTCACTGCGAAGGTGCAGCGTAAGCCTACTGTCCGTAAGGAAAAACCAGCTTCTGTGGTAGCCTCCAAGGTGCTCTTCATGAAGGAGTTCAAGGAACTTGGACTTAAGTCTGTGCAGCCAGTGTCACTGGTTCAAGCTTCAGAGGCTTGGATATACAACACTAAGTACAAGCGGCTCCAAGTTTATCGTGCTATGGCAGACTCTAAGCTTACCGTAAAGGGTACCACCCTCCTAGGTTATGATGTGTTAGAGTCTGGACAGAAAACGGTACGAAAGCCTGAGTTGCTCAAGGATTACGCAAGTCTACCTAAGGGAAAGTTTGCTCAGGCTTATCATGCACTTAGCACAAAGCCGGCTGGTGTGAATGGTAGGATTAACGGTGAGTGTATCATTTTGAAGGTGTTCCCATGAAAAGATTATTGATTGCAACATTGGTATTGGCAAGCTGTGGCGCTATGGCGCAGCATAGGCACGGTTATCATGGTGGTTATCACAGTGGTCATCAATCTCGATCCTACCAACCACAGTCTTCACAGGGTCAGATCGTAGAACAGTTACTTCAGTTTGCTATGCCGAGTGGTGGTCAACAGGGGCATCAACCTGGGTATCAACAGAACTACGTTCAGCCGCAACCGGTCTACGTACAACCGCCTCCGGTCTACGTACAGCCTAGACCTGTCTACGTACAGCAACAACCACTCTACGTACCACAGACTGTGTACCTACAACCCCAGATCATCTACGTGCCTCAATACATTCAAGTGCCGGCACAACCTGTTCAACCCATGCAACCATCGCCTCCGTCGTACGCTCCTCCGCCACCGCCAGTTGAAGACTTCGAGCGCTCTAGTTATCGTCGTGCTTTCATCAAAACTAATCTATAAGATAATGTTGTTGGAGAGTTTTCAAAATTTTGTAAAGATTACAATATATCTGCAGCGGTATTAAGAACCAATATTGGAATTAAAATTGGCCCAGTTTCTACAAAGTTTAGAGACAATGGAAATCCAAATAATTTACAAAAAAGAATCAACACTATCGGTTGGATAGTATTTAAGGAGAAATGAAATTATACTTATTGACTACTCTCAGGTTTGTATGGCCGCCATCATGGCTTTTCAGACAGAGATTCGCAAGGGTACTCCAGAAGAGTCTAAGGACTTGATCCGGCACGTTGCCATATCATCCATTAAGTCCTACAAGAAGAAGTATGGGAGGGAGTATGGTGCCGTAGTCATATGTTGTGATGGCATGGGTTACTGGCGCAAGGAAGTGTTCGAACACTACAAGGGCATGCGTAAGAAGTCACGTGATGCCTCAGACTTCGACTGGAAGTTTATCTTCAACACTCTTTCCGAGATACGTGAGGACCTCTACAACGAGTTTCCCTACAAGGTGTTGAACATCAAGCGCTGCGAGGCCGACGACATCATTGCAATATTGACTGAGTCAACGCAAGAGTTTGGCAAGAACGAGAAGGTCATGATCGTTTCCTCTGACAAAGACTTCAAACAACTGCATAAGTATGAAAACGTTAAGCAGTTTAGTCCTATGTTAAAGAAATTAATTGTGGTAAATAAGAAGGAGTTGAGTCAGTGGATGGTGGAGCATGTAGTCAAGGGTGATGCTGGTGACGGTGTACCTAACATCCTATCAGCTGATGATACCTTTATGACTGGCACTCGACAGAAGCCTATTAGTGCTAAGCGGCTCGAGGAGTTCTTTGTTAAGGGATACGATGCCTGCGCGAACGACGATGAGCGCAAGGGTTGGAAGCGCAACGCTATGTTGGTTGACTTTGACTTCATTCCCGAGGACCTGAAAGACACGGTCATAGAAGC